ATATAAAGAGAATATAGGGAATATATAGACATATATAATGCCTTAATAGCCTTATATACAGATATAGTGTAGAAATTACAAAAGTTGGTTTACTTGGTATACACCTGTTTTGGGATGATAAAAATGTTAGAAAAAGAAATTGAGAAGTTTTTAGTAAGAGAAGTTAAAAAGCTTGGCGGTATCAGCTTTAAATTTATAAGTCCCGGTAATGCGGGAGTACCTGATCGAATTGTAATACTGCCAATCGGAAAGGTGATATTTGTGGAACTAAAAACAGATAAGGGCAAATTAACAAAATTGCAGGAAGTACAGATAAAAAAGATATCTGACTTAGGAGCAGATGCAAGAGTGTTAAGAGGTATAGAAGGAGTGAAAGAGTTTATAAATGAGATTCAGTCCACATGAGTATCAGCAACACTGCATAGATAAAATTATCGAAATAAAAAAGCTTGGACTATTCCTTGATATGGGACTTGGTAAGACCGTTATAACCTTATCGGCTATAAAAGAACTTAAGTATTACAGGTTTTTAGTTCGTAAGGTGCTTATAATAGCGCCAAAGAAGGTGGCAGAAGCAACATGGAGTACGGAAGCCGATAAATGGGAACATACAAAGGATTTAAAGATATCAAGTGTTTTAGGCAGTGAGAAGAAAAGAATATCAGCACTCTATAAAAAAGCGGATATTTATATTATCAATCGTGAGAATGTAACTTGGCTGGTAGACTTCTACCGAAACAACTGGGACTTTGATATGGTGGTTATAGATGAGTCCAGCAGTTTTAAAAGCCATTCCGCAAAAAGGTTTAAATCTCTTGCAAGCGTATCGCATAAGATAGACCGAATGGTTGAGCTTACAGGTACACCGTCACCAAACGGATTAAACGATCTATGGTCTCAAATATATTTACTGGACGAAGGAGAGAGACTTGAGAAAAACTATTTTAAGTTTCGCGAGAAGTATTTTATACCTGACGCAAAAGGAAGGGATGGAAAAGTATTTTCATATGCCGTTAAAGACGGATCGCATAATGCTATCTTAAGCAAGATATCAGATATATGTGTAAGTATGAAGTCTGAGGATTACTTAAGCCTACCCGATATCATCTATGATGAGATACCTGTAATACTGGATAGCAGAGCTAAAAAGGCATATGAGGAACTTGAGGCACAAATGGTTATGCAACTTCCCGATGAAGAAGAGCTTAGTGTTACAAGTGCCGCGGCTTTAAGTAACAAGTTGCTACAACTTGCAAATGGCGCTGTATATGATGAAAACAGAGAGGTACATAGGGTTCACGATTGTAAGCTTGAAGCATTTATGGAGCTTGTTGAGAGCCTACAAGGAAAGCCACTTTTAGTTTTTTATAACTTTCAGCATGATAAAGACAGACTACTTAAGGTCTTGACAAAGGTCAATGCCAGAGAACTTAGGACAAATCAGGATGTACAAGACTGGAATACGGGAAAAATAGAAGTATTGCTTACGCATCCTGCATCCAGTGCCTATGGGCTTAACTTGCAGCAAGGTGGAAATCATGTGGCTTGGTTCGGTCTTACATGGAATTATGAGCTTTACGTACAGGCAAATAAGCGATTGCATAGGCAGGGACAAACAGAAAAGGTAATCATACATCACCTGATCACAAAAGATACCAGAGACGAGGACGTTATGGAAGCACTTAACAAAAAAGAGGGAGCACAAAATTTTGTTATGGATTCCTTAAAGGCAAGAATACAAGAAGTAAAAGAAAGGATTAGAAAATGATAGATTTTGGAAAAATACAGGCAGATGCAGTAAAAAATATCTTTAAGTCAAAAATTACAGGCAAGGCGACAGACTATAGAATTTATAGCGCTATCACAATAGGCGGAAACACATATATACCGCTTATGTACAAAGGGATATCAATATATCTGATACCGGAGAAATATAGCTTGCTAAATCCTGCATTTGCCGAAGTCGGTAATCCGATGGTAGAGAAGATATTCAAAAGTGCAGAAGATGCAGAGCAGATTATGGATACAAAGATGATAAAGCTTCTGCCCGATGGAATACAGCTAAAAGAATTTAAAACGCCTATGGATAAATCAGTTTTTGTAGATGAAAAACTTATAAAGCCTTTTGGTAATCAGGGCATAAGGTACTATGCAAATGAAAAAGGTGATATCGTTTACGTAAAAGAGGTTGAGGAATTTTTAGGATTAGCGTTTGCTACACGAGTAAAGGAGTAAGGGTATGACAAGAACAGAGATTTTAGCGGAAGCAGAGAAGTGCGTATGCAGTGACAGAAATTTACAGTACGGAGAGCCGGAGGATAACTTTAATACTATAGCAAAGTTCTGGAGTGCTTTCTTAGATACAGAGATAGCAGCATGGCAGGTGGCCGCAATGATGATGCTTATGAAGAATGCGAGAATAAAGTCAAGCAAGGGAAGGGATAAGGACAGTTGGGTTGATGTTGCAGGATATTCTGCTTGCGGATGTGAGCTTGGACTAAAAGAAGATAATTAAAATCAATTCTAAGGTGGATAGAATGACGCACACGACACTTTAAAGGTATCAGTGTAATTTTATACCTAAAGAAATCAAAACGCTGTGTGGAGCAGAATAAGAGGAGTAGAGAAGATGTATGAAATAAAGGATTTTTATGTTGGACGTACAGTAGTAATGGTTCGACGAGGATATGATAACGATATTCATAAGAGGGAATTGGATAATTTTAAAGAAGTCATAGTTATACGGAAAGGGAGTAGATATGTAACCGCAGATAGTAATACACCCTTTATATTTGATGTTCGTAATGACTTCAAAATAGATAACGGAAGAGGGAAAATTGCTTATGGACTTTATTTATGCAAGCAGGATTATTTTGATGAGCTGGAAAAAGATGATTTACTGAAGGAGATTAAAAGATTTTTTAATACTTATGATGGAAAGGTACACTATAGTATTCCGCTTAAGGATTTAAGAGAAATAGCTAAAATCATTGGAGTAGAGGGATTGATAGATGAAAGTACTAATAGCCTGTGAATGTAGCCAGACGGTTTGTAAAGAGTTTAGAAAATTAGGACATGAAGCTTATAGCTGTGACATAGAAGAGTGCTATGGAGGTCATCTGGAATGGCATATACAAAAAGATGTATTAAAAATACTTGAATATAGCAGTGTATCTTTTTTTACACAAGATGGTGAGTGCCATACAGTGGATAAGTGGGATTTAATTATTGCACATCCACCTTGTACTTACTTGAGCAATGCAGCGACAAGAAGCCACAGCCTGAAGGGTGCCACGCTTGAGCAAATCAATGCAAGGACACAAAAAAGGATACAGGCACAAGATTTCTTTATGAAGTTTGCAAATGTAAATTGTGGCAAGGTAGCTATAGAAAATCCGGTTGGTATTATGAGTACAGTATACAGAAAGCCAGATCAGATTATTGAGCCATATCAATTTGCGGATTCTGTATATGATAGTGAAAATTATGTGACTAAACGAACTTGCTTATGGTTAAAGGGACTTGAACCACTGTATATTAATTACCTCCCAAGACCAAGTAATGTAGAAAAATATGGCAGATGGTCAAATGGTAAAGCTAGATGTTGGAATGAGATACAAGGGCAGAAGGATAAAACTGTGGTGAGAAGTAAAACATTCCCTGGTATAGCAAAAGCTATGGCAGAGCAGTGGGGAGGTAGAAATGATTGAGGGTTTAGCAAGACAAGTTTTAAGGCACTACGGCGTAATACATCAAAAATCAAAGACAATCGAAGAGCTTGCAGAGCTTATAGTAGCATTGCAAAAAGACCTACTTGAGGGTAAAGAAAAACACTCAAGGGCGGTGCTTGAAGAGATAGCAGATGTTAAAATTATGCTGATGCAGATGCTTTGTGATGAAGACGACGAGGAGTTTGTCGAGAAAATAATGCGACAAAAGTTAGAGAGACAACTAAAAAGGATTGAGGTGAGTGAGTGACGGCAAAAGAGTATCTAAGACAATTGAAAACGCTTGATTGTCTTATAAAAGCCAAGGAGCTGGAGAAAGAAAGATTGGATGAATTAACAACTAAGACCAGTGTAAATCTATCCGAAAAAGTGCAAGGTGGAGGCAGTGGCGGTACTGAAAACACTATAATAAAAGCTTTAGAACTAGAGAAACAAATAGAGAGTGATATCAAGAGATTATGCGATTTGAGAGTAAGAGCTATAGGACTAATAGATAAATTGGACAATGATAAGTACAGGGTTGTATTGTCAATGTATTATGTATCAAATTTAACTTTTGAGCAGATAGCTGATAATACTGGTATGACATATCAATGGATTCATAAGCTACACGTCAGGGCTTTAAAATCTTTTGAAAAAATTATGAACAGTTGATAGAAGTTTATATTGGGTCTGTGTTATTATGTATATGTGAAAAGTTTAAAGCAAGTATACTTTTTCATAATCCTCCTTTAATGTATGGTATCGGGGCAGGCTTTTATTGATGTTTCCCTGCCCCAAAAGTTAAAGGATAGTCTACTAAATATTTTTCTTCTTGAGAGACAGCTTAACGGCTGTCTTTTTGTATGAATAATGGGTAAGAAGATGACTGCAAAAGTTTTAAAAATATGGAATAATAGAAACGGAAAGTAATAGTATAGGAGGTATACAGCCCCACAGGGAAAAGGTCGGTGCAACTCCGACTTACTTTCTTGTAAATTAAATAAGTTTATTGTTTTAGAGACACTTTATATTGGTGTCTCTTTTTGTTATACGAAAGTAACGAGGAAATTATGGGAGGAAGAGGTTCAGCAAGTTCCGGAGCAGGTGCAGGAGCCGGCGGAGCAAGTGCGGGTGGTTCTATAAAAAGCTTAGAGGCACAAAAGAAAGCTCTTGGCGATAGGATGGCAAGCTTGGTAAGGCAGACAGATAAAGACGGGCAAATGACGAGTGAAGCAAGAAAAGAATATTACGCTACAAAATCAAAGAGAGATGATGTAGTTCAAAAATTAAGCAAGGCATATAAGGCGGATGCGGAGGCAAGGTCTAAACAGGCAAAAAGCGAGCCTGTAGAAAAGAAAACGTTCGTGAACGGATACGGGGAAGCTACACACAGAGAAATTACATCATCCACTTATGAAAGGGCTCAAAAGAGGTCGATGAAGTCGGTTGAAGGATGGTTGACGGGGTATCGTACAAGAAGTGGTAGGAAATAGATATGCAAGAACGAAAGACAATGGAAAATCTGCACAAGTTTTATCCTGATGTAGTTGGAGAGTATGATATTCCGGCTGTCAAGTCTTGCAGGTATGATGGAGTAAAGAACTGGATATCTTTTAATTACGCTAAAAGCTACAAAGGTGAATTTGAAAGTACTGGTTTGCATTTCTTTCTTGACGATTATCAATTTTTCAGAGTATGGAGAGGGCCTGATAAGTACATAAACATCTTAAAGAAATTTAAGTATGTGCTGAGTCCAGATTTTTCGCTGTATACGGATTATCCGAAAGTAATACAGATGTATAATCACTATCGTAAACATTGGTTAGCAGCGTACTGGCAGAGCTTAGGTATAAAGGTGATACCCACCATAGCTTGGAGCGATTACGACAGTTATGAATGGTGCTTTGATGGTGAACCTATTGGCGGCACTGTGGCTGTATCAAGCGTCGGATGTATGAAGAACAAGAACGCTACACAGTTATTTTACGACGGATACAATGAAATGCAGAAATGTTTAAAACCTGAAAAGGTGATATTTTACGGAAATGTACCTGACTGGATAGACAAGGATAAGGACAATATCGTTGCTATCGGTTCGTATCAAGATAAATTTAGATGAGGGAGGCACAGGCCTTCTTTTTTATTGCCGATTATAGACAGATGGGAAGGTGAGGTGAGTGGCAAATGGGCAGGAAAACTTAATACCGTTTAGTGAGAGAAGCAAAGAAGAAGCAAGGGAAAGTGGCAGAAAAGGTGGGAAGGCTTCAGGGGTTGCAAGACGAAGAAAAGCGGACTTGCGAAAGATAGCGGAAGGAATGATTACAGGTGATATATCAGAAATGATGATTAAATCACTTATAGATATTGCAGCGGATCCAAGTAATAAGAATTCTGTATCGGCCTTTAAGGAAGTCAGGGACTTACTGGGACAGACTAAGACGACATTAGATATTAAAGAGCAAAAGGCAAGAGTTGAACAGATGAAAGCACAAACAGAAAAGCTAAAGCCTGAAGACATAAACAAACAAGGAGCAAAATACACGGGAATACCTGCAAGTATGGTGGCTCCTGTATTTGCCCCTGTATTGTTTGACATACATGAACACAACTACACAGAGTATGTTTTCCCTGGCGGTAGAGGTTCAACGAAGTCCTCTTTCGTGTCGTTGCAGGTTATAGATTTGATAATGTGTAACGACAATATGCATGCTGTAGTTATGAGACAGGTAGCAGATACACTTAGAGGCTCTGTATATCAGCAGATTATGTGGGCAATAGATGCCTTAGACCTTACGGAAGAGTTTCACGCTACTGTCAGCCCTATGGAGATTACACGAAAGTCTACAGGACAGAAGATATATTTCAGAGGTGCTGACGATCCGGGTAAGATTAAATCTATAAAGGTACCGTTTGGGTATATCGGTATCTTATGGTTTGAGGAGCTTGACCAGTTCGCAGGACCTGAATCAGTAAGAAAGATAGAGCAGTCTGTTATCCGTGGTGGCGATATTGCTTATATATTTAAGTCGTTTAACCCGCCTAAGACTTCAAATAACTGGGCTAATAAATATATAAAGGTGCCTAAAGAGTCAAGAACAGTAATAGAAAGTAACTACTTACAAGTGCCTGCTAAATGGCTGGGCAAACCTTTCTTAGAAGAAGCGGAATTCTTAAAAGAGACTAACCCTGATGCTTATGAGAATGAATACATGGGAGTTGCCAACGGTGCAGGCGGTTCGGTATTTGACAATGTGGTTATAAGACAGATAGCAGATGAAGAGATAGCAGAATTTGACCATATTCTAAATGGTGTTGACTGGGGATGGTATCCTGATCTGTTCGCTTTTGTGCGTGTTCATTATGAGCCGTCACAGCATAAATTATATATTTGGCAAGAATATACTTGTAACAAGCAAAGCAATGAACAGACGGCGAATACACTTATAGAGATGGGTATTACAGGCAATGACATTATCACTTGCGATAGTGCAGAGAATAAATCTATAGGCGATTATAAAGCTTACGGACTACTTGCAAGGGCGGCAGAGAAAGGTCCAGGCAGTAGAGAGTACTCATACAAGTGGTTGCAGTCTTTAAAAGAGATAATCATTGATAATGTCAGATGCCCTATGGCGGCGCAGGAGTTTTTAGATTATGAGTATGAGAGGGATAAAGAGGATAATATTATAAGCGGATATCCTGACGGAAACGACCACTGTATAGATGCAGTAAGATATGCGACTAACCGAATCTGGAAGAAAAAAGGACAGTAAAATGTTTAACAGATTGATAGAAATAATAAGAGGGGTGATTAAAAAAGTGTTTCCTTCAAAGACAATAAAGCAGGTGCTTGGGCAAGATATAGCTATCAGCCAAGCAATGATAAACAAAATAGAGACATGGAACGCTATGTATAACGGTCAGGCCTCTTGGATTGATAATAAAGTAAGTTCTTTGATGATAGAGCAGGGCATTTGTACAGAGTTCGCTAATGTGTGCTTAAATGAGATGGAAGCCAGTGTATCAGTTGAACAGGTTGATGAGATATTCCAGGAATCTATTAGGGCATTAAATGAGAACTTACAACTTGGTCTTGGTTTAGGATCCTTTTGCATAAAGCCTTTAGGCGGTGATGAAGTTGAGTATATAACAGCTGACAGGTTTATACCGCTTGCGTTTAATGCAAAGGATAGGCTTACAAGTGTTGTATTTATTCAAGTAAAGAGAGTGAGTGAGAGCATATTTTATATACGACTTGAGTATCACGAATGGAAAGATGATAAGACTTTAAGGATACAGAACAAAGCGTATAAATCTTCAGACGGTAACAGTATCGGTTCTTCTATCGATTTGACGGATATAGAAGAGTGGGCAAAGCTACCTGAAGATATACTGTATACAGGAGTAGAAAAGCCTGATTTCGGGTATTACAGAAATCCTATAAAGAATACTGTGGACAACTCACCTTGTGGAATATCGGTATTTGATACTTCCATAAATCTTATAAAGATGACGGATACACAGTTTGCAAGACTTGATTGGGAGTTTGAAAGTGGTGAGAGAGCTGTGCATGTAGATATTACAGCATTACAGGCTTCGCCGATTATAGGTAAAGACGGCAAGACAACGTACAAAATGCCTAAGTTGTCTGATAGGCTTTACAGAGGCTTGAATCTGTCAAAAGGTAATGGTGATGACATATATCAGGAGTTCAGCCCTGAGTTTAGGGACAGCAACATTGTAAACGGACTGAATGCATATCTTAGAAGAATAGAATTTAACTCCTGTTTATCTTATGGTGATTTATCTGATGTTAATGAGGTGGATAAGACAGCCACAGAAGCGAAGATAGCAAAGAAGCGTAAGTTTAATAGGGTAAAGGCGATACAATCCAATCTAAGGGATTGCTTGGAAGATTTAGTATATGCACTGGCTTTCTATAACGGACTTACAAAGACAGGCTATGAGTTTGTATGCACCTTCAAAGACAGTATTCTTGTTGATGAAGAGGAAGAGCGACAACAGGATAGGCAGGATGTGGCTATGGGAGTTATGTCACTCTTAGAATATCGCTGTAAGTGGTACGGAGAGACGGAATCAGAGGCTAAAAAGAACTTACCTGAGCCGGTATTGACTGAGGAGTAAGAAAATGACACCGCAGGAGATGGAAAAGCTTCCTAAGCCGCTTGAGAAAACTATATCAAAGCTTGAGATTGAAGTGATGGGCGAAGTGGTAGACCGAATTAAAAAGGCTTATGAGATTGCTCCTGTGGGCGAACATATGCTTGACAGGCTTACTACATTTGGAAAAAGCAGTGTTGATTTAAAGAAGCTGTTAAAAGAAAAGCTTGAACAGGCTAATATTGATATAGACAAGATATACGATAAGGCCGTTGAAGCTGATTATATAACGCATAAAGACCTTTTTAATAAAGCAGGTAGAGAGTATTTAGCCTATGAAGATAATGAATGGCTAAAGCAATTGGTAAGTGCCACAAAAGAGCAGACCAAGGAAGAATTAAAGCCGTTTGAGAATATAACTAAAACTACTGGTTTTAACAGGTTTGTTGACGGTAAAAAAGTTTTTACGCCGTTAGCTGATTACTTTGATAAGGCACTGGATAAAGGCTTTATGGGAATAGCAAGCGGAGCATATACATATAGTCAGGCTATAGGCTCTGTGATTGATGAGATGACAAACAGCGGACTTAGAGTGGTAAATTATGCATCAGGGCATAAAGACCGTGTAGAGGTCGCTGTAAGGCGTGCTTTAATGACGGGTGTTGCGCAGATGACTAACCAAATCAATGAGAGCAATGCAAAGAAGCTAAAGACTGATTACTTTGAAGTAGATTGGCATCCCGGGGCAAGAAATAAAGGCTTTGGCATTGAAAACCATCAAGCATGGCAGGGCAAAGTATATTCAAGACAAGAGATGATTACAGTATGCGGAGAGGGCGACATATTAGGCTTTGCCGGCATCAACTGTTATCACATCAAGTGGCCGTTTATTAAAGGCATATCAAAGCGAAAGTATACGGATGAATGGCTTGAGGAACAGAATAAAAAAGAGAATACGCCTAAGGAGTTCAACGGCAAAGAGTACACTGTATATGATGCCTTACAGTATCAAAGAAAGCTTGAAAGGACTATAAGAAAATTAAAGCAGGATGTAATACTGCTTGACCGTGCGGAAGTAGATAAGGACGTACTTATTGCAAAGCAGAGCAAATTACAATCTGTTAAAGCTTTATATGCAGAGTTTTCTAAAGCTATGGGATTACCGCAACAGTTGGAGAGGTTGAGAGTTGGAATAGGTGATAGCAAGCCTGAAGATGTCAAGGGTACAGATAAGCAAAAAGAAAGTTTGAAGTATAAGGATGTAACGTCTGAATGGAAAGTTGTTGATGAAAATAAATCTAAAGAGGTAAAGGATTTATCGGAGTGGGAGCATGGCGGAAATAAATACACTGTAGACGGCAAGCATGTGGTACTTGACTATGACAAGCATGAGAAAGAAGTAGCAGAGATTATAGCTAAAAAATATGGTAGAGATGTGCTTATGGTACCTAGAATATTGAATCCAACAGGAATTAGAACACCGGATTATAAAATAAATCAATCGTTATATGATTTAAAGACACCTGGAGGTAAAGGGAAAAATACTATATTTGATGCTATTAAAGGCAGTAAATATCAGGCGGATAATGTAATAATGTGCATAGATAAAACGCCACTACAGATAGAAGAAGTCGAAAGGCAAATTGAAGGAGTATATGAATCAAAAAGAACTGACTTTATAGATGAGGTTGTCGTATTAAAAAGTGGTGAGATAGTCAAGGTGTACAAAAGAAAAAATTAAGAACGATGGCGCTTCCCTACCGGCTGTAAAGCTTTCAAGGGGGATGCGTACCGCTCTTAATTAGATATCTATTAAGATTGTAACACATATCTAATTAAAATCAAGCACTTTAGAGGTGCTTTTTTAATACAATTTTGTCAGTTGATTAGACGTAAAACAGTCAGCACATGGGAGCGAACCCGTAAAAAGCGTAGTGAAGAAAGGAAATAGATGAAAAGAAAATTTCTTGAAGACATGGGTCTTACAAAGGAGCAGATCGACAGCATTATGGCCGAGAACGGCAATGATATTGAAGCCGCAAAGAGTGAAGCAACACCAGTAAAGGCAGAACTTGAGCAGGTAAAGGCACAGTTACAGGAGGCTAATACGACTATTGAGGGCTTTAAGGACTATGATCAGGTGAAAGCACAGGTTGAAGATTACAAGAAGAAGTATGAGGATTCTAAAGCTGAATACGAAGGAAAGATTGCAGATATGCAATTTGATTCTACTCTTGAGGCTGCTATTACTGCGGCAGGAGGCAGAAGTGCAAAAGCTGTAAGGGCCTTACTTGATGTAGATGCACTTAAGTCAAGTAAAGATAGAACTACAGATATTAAGACTGCTTTGGAAGCTTGTCAGAAGGAAAACTCATACCTTTTCGGAAGTGACGAACCTATCCATAATCCTACCGCACCGACAGGCGGAAGCAATACAGGAATGGATGCAAATACCCTGTCACTAAGGGCCGCAATGGGACTTAGTACAGAAGAAAAGAAGTAAGAAAGGAATAAAATAATATGGCAAATAATATTACGTTAGCAAAGAATTATACCGACCTACTTGATGAGGTCTACAAGAATGCATCAGTAACGGCGGATTTGATAAGTGATCCATCTATGATGAGAGCGGGAGCAAATGCAAAGGAAATCTTGTACCCACAGATTGAGGTATCAGGACTTGGAGACTATGACAGAAATAGCGGATACACAAACGGTTCTGTGAATGTTGTATGGAAAACTGCAACATTTAACTATGACAGAGGTACAAAGATATCTGTTGATAATATGGATGATCAGGAAACATTTAATATTGCTTTCGGTATGGCGGGGGCGACACTTCAGAGAGAAAAGGTAGCACCTGAGGCGGATGCCTTTACCTTTGCAACGCTTGCAGGAATAACAGGCATTTCAAAGGCAACACCGGCAACATATGCAAATGCTACCGACTTTTTAACTGCATTGCTTGAGGCTAAGAATAAGATGGATGAGGACGAAGTGCCGGAGGAAAATAGATTACTGTACGCTACTCCAACACTTCTAAACAGTGTTATGGCACTTGATACTACAAAATCAAGGGAAATCTTGGCAACATTTACTATCAAAAAGCCTGTACCGCAGTCAAGATTTTATACCGTGATTGAGTTGCTTGACGGAAAGAGTTCAGGTGAGGAACTTGGTCACTATAAGAAAGCCGCAAGCGGTAAGGATATAAACTTTATGATCATTCATAAGCCGGCTGTAATTAAGTTTGATAAGCATATTGCTTCGGACATTATAGCACCGGAAAACAATGCAAATGCAGACGCTTATATTTCAAAGTATCGTAAGTATGGACTTGTCGATGTGTACAAGAATAAGGTTGCAGGTATTTATTTGAGCCATAAGGCGTAAGAAAGGGGCATAGCATGAGAGAAGTTGGAATGGGCGTAAGTGTTGAAGCTAAAAGTGATGAGATTATTGAGACTTTAAGAGTGGAGAATGAAGCTTTGAAAGCAGAGAATGAAGCCCTAAAGGCAGAAGTAGCAAAGGCAAAGAAAGCAAAAGAGTAGGAGTGTGGCACTGATGGGAATATATGCAGATAATAGCTTTTATACAGATGAATATTTGCAAGGAACGAATCCGACCATTAGTGCCGGATTTAATTACTATGCAAGAAGCGCAAGCAGAATAATAGACTTGTACACATTTGGAAGGCTTGAAGGAGTGGAGGATATTCCAAAAGATGTGAAACTATGTTGCTGTGAATTGTCTGAATTAATATTTGAAAACGAAATACAGTCAAGGGATACAGGCAATAAAACATCCGAAAAAATAGGCTCTTACTCCGTCAGCTTTTCAAGCAAAGCCGATAGAGAAAATGCCTTTAAGTCAAAGCAGTATGATGTCGTGATTAAGTGGCTGGGTAATACAGGTCTTTGCTATAGGGGGATTTAGTATGTTTACCAATTCGGATATCACACTGTATTTATGCACAAAAGAAGGAAAACTTGAGAAGTTTACAAGGCAGGTAGTTAGAAATGTGTACTGGGAAGATGTTGACAATGCAACATTCTTAAAGACAGGGCAAAGGGGCAGTTGTACGGCACTGGTTATGTTGCCTCTTAGCAGTCTTGACGGAGCTATTAACTTTACAAAGGGCAAAGACTTGATGGTTAAAGGTGTTATTGATTTTGAGACCGATAACACTTCTCAAGCTACCATTGCGGAAGGCATAGCAAAGCTTAAGACAAATTATAGGGCTTTAACACTTGTGTCGATAGACGAAAGGTTATACGGCAGTAAGTCGGTACAACATTATGAACTGACAGGAAAGTAGGTACTTATGTTTGACGGAAGTTTAGATATAAAGCCAACGGATGCAATAATGCGCGATAAGGGCTTAGGGTTAAAGAATGCGGTGCAGTCTTTTGTTGATACTGAAGTTATGAGATATATGGGTGATTACATGCCAAGAAGACAAAGCGGAGAGCTTGAACATATGATGGCTATGGCTACAGTGGTGGGTAGCGGACAGATAGATATACCGGGTCCATATGCACACTACTTACATGAAGGAATTGTGTATGTAGACCCTATCTTTAAGACAGCAGGTTTTAGAATAAAGTCGGGTCCATATGCAGGTGAGTGGAGGTCCAGAAAGGGAGTAACAAAGGTTATGTCCAGTCCCGTTAGAGAACTACAGTTTTTTGGTGCGCCTATGAGAGGTAAAAAGTTCTTTGACAGGATGAAGGCTGACCACAAAGAGGATATACTCAAGGCCACACAAGCATTAATAGATGGGGGCGGTATATGACAATTATAGATTTTATGAGGAAGAAGCTGACCGCTTACCCTAAAATATCGGAATTCCTTGCAAGTAATGATATACATATAGATTTCACAGAACCACAGCCCACAAATTACGGCTTATCAAGCACAGGAGACAGCCTTATAAAAGAAGATATACAAGGTACGCAGATACGAAAACATAACTTTGTATTGTATGCTATTGGTCAATCTTATACAGACTATAACAGATTGGCCAACAGCAATTTTTTATATGAATTATCTTATTGGCTGGAACATTTGCCTGAGGAGCCTGTAACCTTTGAAGTTGGTGGAGAGGAAAAGCGAGGAATATTTTTGAAAGCTACAACAGCCAATGCAATGAGCGTGGGTTTAGTTGGAGAAACTATAAATGACGGCGTAATGTATCAATTACAAATTTACGCTGAGTATAAATTAGAAAGTGAGGAATAAACATGGCAGTAACAGGAAAGATTAAGCGTAAATTCATGGCGCACTTTATAAATACAAATAAGTCAGGTACTCCTGCAGCATATGCAAGACTTGGTAAAGATCTTGAGGAATACAAGATTGAGATGAATGCCAACACAGAGAAAAAGAGTAATATCCTTGGCGAAACATCCGTAAACCTTACTACATATCAACCTGAAGCATCTGTAGAGCCTTATTATGCTGAGGTGGGCGACCCGTTATTTACGAGGTTGCAGTCTATTATAGATGAGCGTCAAACACTTGATGACCTTATTACTGATGTTGTGGAAGTTCATTTATGGGATGAGGACAGCGGAACTCCTGGAACATATGTTGCATACAAGGAAGATGCAATTATTGAGATTTCAAGTTATGGTGGAGATACTACAGGCTATCAGATACCTTTTAATATTCATTACACAGGTAATAGAGTAAAGGGTAAGTTTGTGCTTACATCAAAAACCTTTACAGCAGACTAATAGGAGGCAAGTAAACTTATGAAGAATTTATCTTTTGATGACGGTAGGGAAAGCTTTACCGTCAATGATAATCCGGATAGAATTATAAGATTTAATCCCGCAGATCCGGAGATTATAAACAGAATACTTAAAATGCAAAAGGATTTTGAAAATTATAGTGTTCCGGAGAATATAGAACTTAATCCGGATGGGAGTGCAAAAAGCGGCTTAGAAAAGGACGGAGCATATATATCCGAATTTACGGAAACAATGCGTAAGGCCTTTAATGAAGTGTTTAATGCGAATGTGTTTGATACTATATTTGACGGTCAGTCCCCTTTATGCATTGTTGGCCAGAAGTATTTGTTTGAAGGCGTTCTGGAAGGATTGGTCGATATTATGAAGCCTGCTATTGAGAAGTATGCAAAGAAGAGCCAGGCAAAAGTTGATAAGTATATAAGTATTGAAAAATGATAGGCTACTTACCGACAACACTTACGGTGGCAGAAAAAGAGTATCCTATAAATACAGACTTTAGAAATGTACTTATCTTCTTGGAAGCTTGTGAAGACCCTGATCTAAGTAATGAGGAAAGGCTGTATATTCTTTTAAAAAGGATGTACGGCAACGGATATGAAGATATTCCAAAAGACTGTATCGGTGAGGCGTTGGAGCAGGCAAAGTGGTTTGTTGACTGTGGCAAGAATGAGGATAATACTGAAAAGAGAAAGATGATAGATTGGACTCAAGATGCCTCTATCATCTTCCCTGCGGTAAATAAAGTGGCCAATAAAGAAGTAAGGTCTGAAGCATACTTACACTGGTGGACTTTTATGGGCTACTTTATGGAGATAGAGGGCGGAACATTTTCAACTGTGCTATCTATAAGGCAAAAGAGAATGAAAGGTAGGAAACTTGAAAAGTGGGAACAGGATTTTTATTCTCACAATAAAAATATATGCGATATAAGGACAAGATATACGGAAGAGGAACAGGCGGAAATAGACTATTGGAATAAGCTGTTAGGCTAGAGAGGGGGTGTTATATGGCAAGCGGTGGAAGTGACGGAAGTCTAAGGTTTGATACAAGAGTTGATACTACTGGTTTTGAGCAGGGCATAAGTACGCTCTCCGGTGCGGCAAGAACTTTGCAGTCCGATATGGAAAGAGCCGGGAACAGTATACAAAGAAGCTTTAACGGCAATTCCAGAATGACTGCACTTAATAATCAAATAGAACAGACTGAAGCTAAGATAAGAAGGCTTACAGATGAGATGGCAGAACTTGGGAGAACACAGATACCAACTGAAGAATATAAATGGTATCAAGACCAAATAGATGCAACTAACAGGAAGCTTGAGGGCCTTATATCTAAACAACAAAAACTTGATGACATGGGAGAAAGTCATAATTCAAGCAGATGGAAGAATCTTCAGTATGACATAGATCAAGTAACAAGACAGCTTGAAGTATACAGGTCAGAAATGCAACAGCTTGAGGCAGACGGTGAAGCCTTTACATCCGGTGCAGACAGTGCAGCATATACCGATAAGGCAAACAGGATACAACAATTGACAAGTCAGTTAGAAGTATACAGGCAAAGGCTCTCGGAGGTGCAAGCAAATGAGGAAACCGTAAGAACACCACTCCAAAAATTTGTGTCTGTCGCACAATCAGCTTTTAGCAACATTACGCGATCCACACTTAGACTTGCCCGCGCGATAGGTTCAAGGATAGTTTCAGCTTTTAACAGTGCCGCAAGATCTGCAATCAAATTTGCAGGTTCAATAGGTTCTAAGATGTCGTCCGGGATAAGAAACTTTGTTTCCGGTTCAAGGAAAATGAGTAGTGCCTCTAATGGCGTAAGTAGAAGCATATTAAGGCTTTCAAATATGTTTAAAATGCTTTTGATTAGAATGGCAATGCGTGCAGTTATACAAGGGGTAAAAGAAGGATTTCAAAACCTTGTGCAGTATTCAGCTGAAGCAAATGCCACTGTATCAAGTCTTATGTCATCTATGTTCTACCTAAAGAACAGTTTTGCGGCTGCTTTTGCGCCTATCTTAAGCGTGGTCGCTCCTGCACTGAATACGCTTATAAGTATGATTGCGACCGCCCTAAATTATATAAATCAGTTCTTTTCAGCTTTAGGAGGAAAGACAACATTTATAAAGGCAAAGAAAGTAAATCAGGATTATGCAAAAAGCTTAAAAGGTACAGGCGGTGCGGCAAAACAAGCAGGTAAGGCGGCAAAACAGGCAGGACAGGAAGCCAAGAAAGCATTAGCACCTTTTGACGATTTAATTCAAATACAGCTGGATGCAAATAAAGACCACTCAGGTGGTGGTGGCGGTGCCGGTGGAGGCGGAGCAGGCGGCATATCTCCTGCAAATATGTTTGAGACAGCCGAGATAAATAAAGGTATAAGTGACTTTGCTAAGCAACTGAAGGATATGTTCAATGCCGGTGACTTTGCAGGAATAGGCAAACTTATAGGTGAGAAGATAAATGATGCTGTGGCCAAGTTCACCGACTTTATAAGCTGGGATAGAATAGGCGGTAAGATAACTGCATTTGTAACAGCTTTTACCACTATGTTTAACAGCCTTGTAGCTACTATAGATTGGCATGCTATAGGAGCATTGATTGGAACGGGTGTAAATACTATAGTTCATACTTTATACTTACTTCTGACACAAATAGACTGGTATGCTCTGGGTAGAGCTGTTGCAGACGGACTTAACGGAATAGTTGACACAATAGAATGGGATTTATTCGGTGCGACTATTGGTGAATACTTTAAAGCCCGAATAGAGGGTTTAAGAGGATTTGTAGAGAAAGTAAAATGGGAAGATATAGGAAATGCTATAGCAACAAGTCTTAATAGCATGATTGATCACATACCTTGGGAAAAGTTAGGGCTTTTAATAGCAGAGAGTTTTAACGGTATTATTAAGGGGCTTAGAAAAGCCGTAGAAAGGTTTGAATGGTCAGAGCTTGGAAATAATATAGCTTTAGGTCTCAACACCGCTGTAAATAATATATCTTGGGGTAACTTAGGGATACTGATAGCAGAGGGTATTAACGGAGTACTTAGAGCACTTCTTACTGCCATAGAACGTTTTGAATGGATGGAGCTGGGGCATAATATAGCTCTGGGTCTTAATGTCACTATGAATAATATATCATGGGAAGATGTGGGACTGTTGGTAGCTGAAGGATTTAACGGAGTTTTCAACACCTTTTATATGGTGGTTGACGGCTTTGATTGGATTGCTTTGGGTGAACATATCGGTACAAGTTTATCTACATTGTTTACCAATTTTGAGTTTGGTACTGTAGCAGAGTCGTTGAGTTTATTTGTAACAGGTATACTTGATACTCTTATAAACATTGTTCAGACAACTGACTGGAGCAAGCTTGCTGTAGGCATAGAGACAATGCTTACATCCATTGACTGGTTAGGGATAGCGAGTAGACTTTACACATTGCTATATTCTGCGCTTGGTTCTGTATTTGGAATGCTTGCAAGGATAGTTGCCGACTTAATAATAAAAGGCTTTACAAAGGCAAGAGACTACTTTGGTAAAGAGATAGAAGATTGCGGCGGTAATGTAGTCCTTGGATTTTTAAAGGGTATCAAGGATGCATTGGTGGGCATAGCTACATGGGTTTACACAAACATGATAAAGCCATTCATTGATGGGGTAAAAAACGGATTTGGAATTCACAGTCCGTCAAAAGTAATGGAAGAAATAGGAACATACCTCTGGGAAGGATTTTGTAAAGGAATAAAGAGTACTTTTGCAGCTCCAATTAACTTTATAAAGCAGAATATAACGGATCCGTTTATGAACGGTGTAAAAGGATTGTTAGGCATTCACAGTCCCTCTACTGTGATGCAAGAGGTTGGCGGATATACAGTAGAAGGATTCAATCAAGGCGTATCACAAAAACAATCATCCACTCAATCTGTTATTCAGTCATGGGCTAAGGGTATCGGAGATTGGTTTGCATCTAAACTGGGTATAAGTAGCGGTAATTCGACAGAGGCTCAAAGATGGGCAACAGGAACAGTTACAGGATTCAATCAGGGAGTGACAGTTAATTATAAGTCAACTCAAAGTGCTATAGAAGCTTGGGGTAACAGTATAAGACTTTGGTTTGTAAGTTCCGGAACATCTAAGGGTATTAATAAGGAATCTTGGGAAAAATTTGCACTTGATATTATTACAGGTTTTAAAAATAAAATAACAAGCTCTTTTAGAGATACTCAATCACCTGTTGAACTTTGGGCTGACAGCATTAGAAAGTGGTTTGTAAGCTCCGGCACAGGAAAAGGAGTGAATAAGGAATCTTGGGAAAAATTTGCACTTGATATCATTACAAGCTTTAAAAATAAAATAACCGGTTCTTTTAAGGACACTCAAAAACCTATTGAGGTATGGTCGGAAAGTATCCGTAAATGGTTTATTAGTGCAGGAAATTCTAAAGGCATTAATAAAGAATCATGGGAGAAGTTCGCCTTGGACATTATCACGGCATTTAAGACAAAGATACAGCAGTCATATAAAGACGTACAGCTATCTATTGAGCAGTGGGCTGATAATATAAGAAAGTGGTTTATAAGTACAGGTGAGAATAAGGGAGTAAATAAGGAGTCATGGACTAAATTTGCACTTGATATTATTACAGCTTTTAAAGCAAAGATTGAGCAAGGCCATAATGCTTCACAATCTTCTATGCAGTCATGGTCAAAGCATGTAGCAGAGTGGTTTTGGGGTGACAGTAATGTAAACGGTAACGGGGGATTGTATCAGTCATTTTATAATATGGCAAAGCGTGTGAATGAGGGCTTTGAAAAAGGTATATCTGATTTTGCACATTTAGCAAAGGATGCTATTCGCAGATGGGCTAGAGAGACATTAGAGGAAGCGGAAGACGAACTGGATATTCATTCTCCGTCAAGGGAATTTCATTCTATAGCTGAATATGTGGTAAAAGGATTTAATGAAGGTATCGCCGATATGGCAAAAACATCAGTAAGTGAAGCTAGAAAATGGCTTAGCAACGTTACAGACGTTTTTGACGGAGTGGATATCGGAGTGCCTATAGGATTAAACATCCCTAATGCATCTTCTTACATACCGAATGTCGCTAAGGGTAAAATAACACCAACGGGAGCAGGATATGTGGACACTTTAAAGGCAAGCTATGAGAATAGAGATGATGTACTCGGAATTTTGGCAGATAAAATGCAAGTAAGCAATGGAAGTGCAGAGCCTTCTCAGATTGTAATAAAGTTTGACAGCAGTCTTGGAGCTCTCGCAAGGCTTTTGAAGCCGGAACTTGACAAAGAAGCAAAGAGAAAGGGAGTAAGTCTTGTGCTGGTAGGAGGTAACTGATGACTAATAATATTTTTAGAATGGACGGTAGAGAATACAACATAAATGTACTTGAGCTTAAAAGAAAGTTTGCTGTAACAGATACAGAAAACTCAGGTCGCACTACCGATTATGCTATGCACAGAGATATTATCGGTACATTTTACAACTACACAATGAAGGTTGTTCCTAAGGGTTTGGACATGGCATCATACAATCAGTTTTATGATGCTATATCTAATCCGTCATTTGCCAGTCATGATATAACAGTACCATATGGAAATGAAACTATGACCTTTAAAGCGTATATAACTCAAGGTGAAGATGACCTCGTAATAAGGAATAATAAAAACTACTGGGGCTTAGGTGATGGGCTGTCAATAAACTTTATAGCTATGGAACCGCAAAGGAGACGATAATGAGATGGGATATACAGACAGAGACGAACAACCAACAGGAATACTCCACTCTTGATACTTTGTTCGGTACTGAAAATTCCATGCAAGGTTTCGCATATTGCTTGCCTAGATACTCTAAACTGAACGGAGATTATATAAATGCTCCTGACAATATACCATACGGACTAGGTGGATATATTAGTGGTAGTCTATCGGATCACGATTGCAATTTTGCTGATACACCAACGATTACAGTTAAATACGACAGATTGAAAACAAGCAACGGTATACAGCTTAGATTTAACCTTTTATCAGGTGACTACGCAAAAAAGATAAAAATAAGTTGGTTTAAGGATAACACACTTGTAAAGTCAACAGAATATACGCCAACATCATTTGAATATTTTTGTGCCGCTAAAGTAAAGCTTTTTGACACTGTAAAGATTGAGTTTCTACAGACAAGTAAGCCATATAGATATATATGGCTGTCAGCTATCAGAAATCAGAGAATGTCAAATGCCGGGGGATTAAAGATAATCTATGATGATATAGCGCTGGGAGCAAAAGAGAACAGCTCAATAAGTTCAACAGATAAAAAGGAGTTTGTTGTACTTGAAAATCTGAAAGAGGTAGTTGAGTATCCAAATTATGCTATGTGTTTGCCTAGATACTCTAAGCTTGACGGAACTTATGTAAATACTCCGGGTACTCTTGAACATATGGGATATATAAGCAGAAGTATATCTGACAATTCGGGAAGGTTTACAACTCCGCCTACTTTGGAATTTAGATTTACGAAAAACTTTTCAAGTGTAGGCATAAGCCTTGAGTTTAACAATTATAGTGAGGATTATTGTAGTAAGGTAAATATAAAATGGTATTCGGATAACACTTTGTTAAAAGAGCAAGATTATAATCCGGATAGTTATAAGTATTTTTGTTATGGTGTTGTAGACTTCTATAACAAGGTTGTCATAACCTTCCTTGAAACAAGTAAGCCTTTTAGAAATGCATTTCTTACTGTGATTACCTGGGGTCTTATAAGGATTTTTAGAGATGATGAGATTGAAAGCATAGACTGTTTGGTAGAGATTGACGGAACATCAAAAGAAATATCTGTAAATACCATGGGGTATTCTGTAAGGGATAAAATGGGATACGACTTTGAGTTTCAAAAAAAACAAAAGCAGACTTTATATTTTGATGAAGCGATACTTGGAATATTTTACTTAAAAGACGGTAAGCAGTTAAGCAGTACAGTCTATTCAATGGAAACGCATGATGCTATAGGGGTACTTGATGGTACTGAATTTATGGGCGGAGTGTACAATCAGATGAGGGCGAAAGAGCTTTTAGACTTAATAATGCAGGGTGAAGGAATACCTTATTTTATAGATACCGCACTTGAAAACAAGCCTATAAGTGGATACTTACCGATTTGTTCAAAAAGGACTGCATTACAGCAGTTGGCTTTTGCCATAGGTGCCATAGTGGATACAAGCTATGACAGAAATTTATATCTGTATCCTATGCGGACTACCAACATAACGCAGATAAGACAGGAGGAACTGTTTACTAAGTTATCTTTTTCTCACAGTGATGTGATCACAGGAGTAAAGCTTACAGCACATGAATATGTAAATGGCAATGAGGTTATAGAACTGTATAAAGGTTGCTTGACAGGTGCTACAAAAGTAGAATTTAGTGAGCCTATGCACTCTTTGAATATAATGGGTGGGAGTATAATACAGCAAGGTGATAACTATGCATACATTTCTGGTACTGGAAATCAGGTAATCTTATCAGGCAAGAAGTATATACACAATACGTTTAGTATAAGTAAGGATAATGAAAAAATAACGCATAATAAAAACATTGCTGAAATTAAAGAGGCTACACTTGTGACTAAGGAAAATATGCAAGAAGTTCTTAACAGGTGTTATGACGACTGCATGAAGAACGAAAGTATATCTTGCAGACTTGTAGTCAATAATCATGAGCTTGGCGATCTGGTCGAACTTGATACCTTTAAGGGTAAGAGGCAAGGAATAATTACTAAGCTTGATTTTAAATTTAGCAGGAATGAGATTACAGCAGAGGCGGTGATAGAATGAGTAATGTACTGAATACTCTAATCTTTGACAGAACAGTAGACGACTTGATAAACGATACTGATAAAGCCTATATAGCTTATACAGATTTGAACAGAGTAGAGGAGGCATGTAAGCATCTGGCCAATTTATTTGGTGTAAGTATAAGTACAAAAGTGTGGGCTATGGAAGACTTCAGAACAGAGTCGGAAATGGCCAGATTTCTTGATAATATCAATAAGTTGAGAGCGGCGTATTATACTAAAATATCAACGCCACAAACACCGGCACGAATTACTTATGATAGTATCTATCAAGCCAACGATATAGAGAGAATACTCAAAGACTTAGGAGATATGTATGAGAGTGCTTTAAGTGGACAGCAGAGGCTGTCTTTTTCTTTGGGCAGAAAGAGCATAGGAAACAGGAGGTAAGATGGCACTAAAAACAAATTATAAAGATGATGTTTTTGAGGGCAATAGAAAATACACATTGACACAGGGCGGAGACGGTAAATATGAAATTATAGACAGCACCAATTATACTGTGCAGGGTGACACATTCGGTGCAAATGATATCAATGTTACAAACTCTACTGTAAATTCTCTGGTTAATTCAAAACTATATACAGTGAGAGGCGAAAACTGGTCAAATACTGCTCCGTATACACAAAGAGTGGAAGCTTCAGGGATGAAGGCAACAGATATTCCAATAATTTCGGTGATAATTGCAGAGTGGCAAAGGGATCCTGTAGATATAAAGAACTCAAAGAAAGCTTTTAGCTATGTGGATTTAATTGAAACATTTGATGGATACATGGTTCTTACTGCTTTTAATAAAAAACCTGAATGGGGATTTAATATCTTAGTAAAGGGGGTATAGAACATGGCAAAAGCACTTCTTGTAGGCAGTGGTTCGAGTGGCATTGACAGTAGTGATGTAACAGCTAAAAGAGAGAATGTATTACAGGGATACAGGACCGTAACCGCTGACAGTAATGACGAAGTAGTAGAAGGCACTATCACATCAATTAACACCGGAGCAAATAATAACAGAGTAAATAAGTCTGCATCCTATGGCATTGATAATTGGACTGATACAAATAATCCTATATTCTATATAGATTTAGCACATGGAAATGCATATTATAACCGCTATGATGGACGTCCACATGTATGCATAGATGCGGACAAATTAGGCAATGCCACAGCAGATAAAGTACTTGCAGGAAATACTTTTACAAGTAAAAACGGTGTGTCTATGTCAGGCACTATGGCTAATCGTGGCAACGGTATGGATACAGTAGAGTTCATAAATGCACATTGGGAAAGCAAATTTGTGGCCAGAATGGAGCAAGGTTACTATAGCCAAAATGGACAATGGAAGCCCTATGTTTCTATACCGTATGCAGTCTTAGCAAATGTTGCAGGAGTAGACCCGGCTAAAATGCTTAAATCTCTTACCATAGCCGGTAGGCAAGGAAAGATAGAAGAGAGAGGCTCTTACATGGACGCTGTTGGAGTATGGTATCATGGAGCAAGTGGTAATCTTGTGGGACAAATACCACCGGGATACTACGGTGCCGACAATGGAAACAATAGAACAAATGTAAATATAAAGAAGCAGGATATAGTAAATGCCTTAGGTCTGAATCCTGATTTATGGCTTAATACTTTTCAGACTATGGGCATACAAGGAAAGATACCAAGATGGGTAAGTAATTCTCACGTTATTTCAGCCGTGAATAACGAAGGCTTTGTTTGGGATGATGACACGGGAGCAAATCGTGGCAGAGGCATAGTAAGTAAAATAGCAAAAGGGCAGTACATAGAGAATGCTGATTGGGTATTCTTATCAAGTCCTAATTTGTATCCACCAAACGTCGTTAAAGGTATCAATATCAACGGTGTTACAGGCACGAGAGACTTTGCTGACAAGGTTAATGACTACACAGTTGCGGCGAATCTGGAAATAAGTATGTCTAATCGTGAACAGGTAATACAGTTAGGCAACGCATATTCAGGAAGTGAAACAGTTTTCTTTGGGGTAGACCTTGTAGGAGAGGATGTCTATGACGGTTTTGTGAGGAGAGATAAGGGGAACGGTCATTACTTGATTGGGAGAATCCCGGTATCCAAAAGTGATAGCAATCTTATAGGGACGTATATAAGAAACGTACCCGTACAGATTGAAATCATAAGAGATGGAGCAGGCAATATAAGTTTAGTTCATCACGGACCGAATCAGTTGCTTGGTGTGACAAAACTCAATGTTTACATTTATGCTCACAGCTCAATATCATTTAGGCTTTAAGAAAGGGTAAAACTATGAAATATACAGTTTTTTATAAACCTGACGGTACAGTAATATCTACAGCCGCAGAGCAGGCAGATATAGAAAATATCAAGATAGGGACATTTGAAGTGCCTGACGGTAATGTCATAGACAGTATAGACACAAGCAAAAAAGAACATATTGCTGTGTCACATTCTACACCTATGACAGATGCGGCAGAGCTGACGGCTGTAAAAAAGCAAACGGAACTTAATTCAGCGGGTATTGCAGAGCTGGCGGATTTATTTATGAATGGCGGTAGTAAAGCATGAGAATGTTTTTCTATATATTAACAATTTTATTTTCAAGAA